CCCGGACATAAATGGAGGGAGAGGTTGTTTTATAAGGATGTTTACATAGTTCCAAATTCCGAATTATGCTTTGCTAAGATAAGTGGAGGTGGTGAATTTCTTGATTTAACACCATATTTTCATACTGGAGTTCACACTTCCAGGTTATCCACAGGACAATATAGGGACAGACAAGGTTTAATCCAAAGGTTCCGTGGTTCTCTGGATTTTAGAGGTAAGATACGTTCTATTACTCACCAAGAGAGTAATTGGATTAACGGTAAAATTCTTTATCCCTCTTTGGAGGACAATGTTTATTGCATTGAAACACCTTTTGATTTCTTTGTTGAGGGTGCTTGTTGTGCAGTCGTTGTTAATGATAGTAGTAAGCCTAGGATTATAGGTTTCCATCTATTGGGTAAAGGACCATGCAAGTCTTATACTATACAGGTTGATAAAACAATCATAGAATCGGGTGTTGCATCTCTTATGGAAATGCACAGGGATGCAACTATCGAACCTCATGCTATAGGTGAATACCCTGTTGAATATTTTAATGTACCATACCCTGTTCAAGATAGTGTTGATAAAAATTCACCAGTTTGTTATGAACCATCTGCTGTTAATGTTTATGGCACTACTCGATGTAGCACATATGTTACCAGTTATAGACCAAGCATGATTTCAGAGTATGTCTCACTAAATATTGCACCTTGTATATACACAACCCCAGCATTTAAACACAAAGAATATGATGCTTGGAAACTTGGATTGAATAAGTTGGCTAACCCATCCATTCGTATGAGAAGAGATTTGTTAATACTTGCAGTTAACGATTATATAGATGGTTTAAATTTTTACGATCAGAACCACTCCTATATGAGACCTTTAAGTAACGATGAAATACTTAATGGCATTGATGGATTGAGATTTATCGATGCAATGAATTTCCAATCTGCTATTGGATTACCTTTGACAGGGAAAAAGAATAAACACGTGACTTTGGTGCAGTCCAATACGCACCAGAATTGTCGTAGATTTGTTGGACCTGCTGAAGCTATTTACACAGGACTTGATAATTTGGAGGTTTTATATGAATCTAGAGTTCGTAAGGGCTTTATATTCAAAGCGACGTTGAAGGATGAAATTGTTAGTAAGGTCAAGGCACGTATTTTTTATTGTGCACCCATATTATTACAAGTTCATATGCGTAAATACTGTGCTGGTATACTAAGGTTAATATCAATGAATCCAATAAATACTGAATGTGCGGTTGGTTTGAATCCTTTTTCTACGGAATGGGATCAATTGCACAAGCACTTAACATTCTTCGGTGAGAATAGG